CTCATCCAATATGCAACTCCATCAACTTCAACAGCTGCATTACGACCTATAAGTCCACAGTTTGTGCCCACTTGTTCTAGGTTAAAATAGAAAGGTGATCCTATATATTTCATCGTATACAATGCGTTATCTGTGAATACTAAAATACTTTCTTTTGCTTTTAACGCTCCTACGATCTTTGTGCCATCTTGTAGTCTAAGAGTACCTGCGGTATTTGTAGATGTAGGTGTAAACGTGTTTATATCTTCTTGCACAGAAAAACGTATAAACATGTCGTCTTGTGTTGATGGTGTGCCTATAGTGGTTTCAGTTCCAAGATGTAATAAATGTCTAGCCGTAGGTGATACTAAAGTTATTCTAGAAGCGGTGGGGTTGTTGCCTGTAGCAAAGCCACTTGTGCTTTTCGATGCCCTAACCTCTAGTCTTTGAGCCGCTGACGGATTCCACGTAAAGGTTTCACCATTTGCAATAGTTGCTATTAAGACCTCACCAAAGTTATCTAGTGACCAAAGACCTGGTTCTAGTGTTGTTTGGTTTGCTGGTAGTGCCGTGCCCCAACCACTAAAATCACTCGCGTCCGTAACTGTGGCACCATTAGAATGAGCCGCAGCAGACGTGCCAAGCGCCCCTCTTGTAAGACCTGTTAAATCATTACTAGATTTACCTGTGTATGTAATTAATTCTGAACCTATAGCTACAGTGCCAGAACTTGGAAAAGCAGAGGAGCTAGTCAAAGTTAGAGTGGTATCACTGTCAGAAAATGTGCCACCTTCATTTATAGTGGTCGTTGCAGCTGTTGAAACTGTGCCACCCCATGGACCCACACCCCAACCATATCCATAAGTTTGTTTTTGTGGTCCAACTTTTGTGTAAAACTCCACGGTAGTAGACCCACCAGTTGACACTGTGGCTGTTGCAGCAGCTGTCGATGTAATTGTAAAGGTAGTGGAGCTTGGAACGCTTACAACCATAAAAGTTTTATCTTCAAAGTTTGATGCACTAAGCCCCGTTCCGCTAGGCAAGGTTACCGAGTCGAGCAAAATAATATCTTCAGCAGCTAATCCATGAGCTGATCCTGTTGTAATTGTCACAGAAGTTGAGTCGTCTGTGGTTGCAAGTGTACAACTAGTTTGTCTACGAGCTGCATCAAAAGGAGATATGTCATACAACTGTCCTTCAAAATATAACAGTAGAAACTTATCAGTGCCCAGTGCAACGTACCTATTACCTGATATGTCTAAAAAAGGATGCTGACTTCTAACAACACCAACTATGCTTTCGTTTACAAGAGAAGACCACCCACCTACTTTTTCAGGTAGTCCATACCTAAACCTAACATTGTCACTATCTATCCAACGGTTTTCTGCGCCTTTAGTTGTGTTTTGTTTGTCTATGCCTGGTATAATTTTAAAATCAACAAGAGCCATGTAAACCTCTTACGTTCCAGCGAAGTGCTTCTTTACCCAACCTTTTGTTGAATTTGCATATACAAGTGTAAAGCTTTGTCCGTTTGTGTTTACTACTAAATCACTAGCTACACCTTGTATAGGTTGACTGTTTCTGCCAATGGTT